CGGGATTTACAGTAACTTCTCCTTTTGGCGCTTTAAACAATTCCGGCAACACCTACATCTACATAGCCATCCGCCGTGGCCCAATGAAGACCCCAACTGTGGGGACAAGTGTGTTTAGTCCTATTGCCGCGGTTTCTGGAGTGCAGACTACAAACTTTCCCGTTGATATGCAAATACTGTCTTCAAGAGATTCTGCATCTGCCTTGATGAATCATCAAGTTATTGATAGATTGCGCGGTGTTAGTTCTACTTCAACTGCTCAAGGAAATTACTTAAACACAACAAGCACAGCCGCAGAAACTAGTGCAAGCCCTTTTTCGTCAATTCTTATGAGTAATGTTGGGTTTCAGGTTGGAAATAATTATGCTGGTGGGAGTGGTGTTTTCCATTCTTTCCAACGAGCCCCATCGTTTTTTGATTCTGTTTGCTATACAGGTACTGGAAGTGCAACCACGGTGACGCATAACTTGGGTGCTGTACCAGAATTGATGATTGTAAAAAATAGAGACGGAAGTAGTCAGTGGCCTGTTTATTCTTCGGCACTAGGCAATACACAAGCTGTATTTTTAAATCTAACTAGTACATCAAGTACTTTTGCAAATGCGTGGAATAACACAACTCCAACAGCATCTGTTTTTACAATTGGCACTTATGTCGGAACAAATAATCCAAGCTCTACTTATGTAGCCTACCTCTTTGCAACCTGCGCTGGTGTTTCCAAAGTCGGCTCATACACAGGCAACGGCTCTAGCCAAACTATTGCTTGCGGTTTCACAGCAGGTAGCCGTTTTGTACTCATCAAACGCACAGACTCTACGGGTGATTGGTACGTCTGGGATAGCGCACGGGGTATTGTGGCTGGTAATGACCCACACTTAAGTTTAAACACTACGGCGGCTGAAGTTACAACAGATGACAGCGTAGACACTGATAACTCAGGGTTCATTGTTAATCAAGATGCCGCAACAAACATCAACGTTACTTCTGCCACCTACATCTTTCTCGCAATTGCTTAAAAGGAGCACATCATGGAAATTCGTTTACGTTCAACAGGTGAAGTTATGTATGAGAGTGAGTTCCGTACTCGCTTCGCTCAGAACTTGCCACCCCGCCCAGTAACACAAGAGTGGCTTAACAGCTACGTCAGCGACCCCGCTGGTGACATTGTGTTTGAAGGCCCACAAGCTACAGGCGGTACGGTATATCAGTACAGCCAACGCTCTGGCGTAGAACAGCTTGACGGCAAGTGGTACACCAAGTACATCCTTGGCCCAGTGTTCACAGACCGCGTAGCCGAAGGCGACCAGCCTGCCCAAACAGCCGCCGAGCAGGAAACTGCATACAAAGCAATGAAAGACGCAGAGCAAGCCAAGTCTGTACGCAACCAGCGTACCCAGATGCTCAAGGACAGCGACTGGACACAGATTGCCGACAGCACCGCAGATAAAACTGCATGGGCTACATACCGCCAAGCCTTGCGCGACATCACTGCGCAGTCTGGTTTCCCTTGGACAATCACTTGGCCTGACGCTCCCTAATCATGTGGGACTGGGCTGAAGCATTTATTGCGGCGGCCTGTTTAGTGGCCTTCGTCATCTATGGCACTTACATAATTGCATGGAGCATGGTGTGATAAATGCGTTGGCTCATTCTGTTACTGTTGTTGGGGCTGGTTGGAGCCGTAGCCAAGAATGGCTGTCACGTGCGCGAGTTCTATGGGATAGCGTACGTCATTCACAATCCGTCCGAGCGCCATCAGCAGATGTCGATGTGGCTGACAAACAATGCCCAGCACTGCAAGGCTTCGGACTATGTGGTGATATGGAACAACTTGTCAGAGTGGGCTGGCGCGGCGGATTCGGCAGAACTTAGAGCCAAGGTAATACATGGATACAAGGACGCGCTTGATCGGGAAAAGAAGTGAAGATCAGTTACGACAAGTGGTATCCAGTAGTGCAACCTACTGCAACCACGCAGACAGATGTGTTTGCCAAGCGGGTGGAAAGGCTAGACGCTGAACGTGCTTTAAACACACAAATAGCGCAACAGGTGAAGAAGTTTCACCAGTATGAGTATGAGATTTATGAATACAGGATGCGGCAGATAACGCTGAACATTGACATCACAAACCTTAAACGCGAGATTGACAAACTTGTATGACCAAGAAACCGATACCCAGACCAGTCAGGAAACCACAGATGGAGACAAAAGAAAAGCTGACGCTGTGGGTCACCCTCATGGTAAGCACAACCCTATGTATCTCCGTGTTGGCCATGGTGGTCAGCTTTATGCTGGGTCTGTGGGCCAAGGAAGTGGACAACGCAGAAATTTTCAAAATGATTTCACCCGCTTTTTCTACTCTTATCGGCGGCATGATTGGGTTCCTGTCTGGTATCAAACTCATGCAGAATGACGACTCTAAAAAGGATTCCAAATGCTAACTCTTCTATCAACCCTGATCTCGTTCCTGATGGGCGGCTTGCCCAAGTTGCTGGATTTCTTCCAAGACCGTGCAGACAAACTGCATGAACTGAACCTCGCTCGGCTACAGATTGAGCGTGAGTTGGAACTGCGTAAAGCTGGCTTTGAAGCGCAGGAGCGCATTGAGCATATCCGGTCAGAGCAGTTGGCAACCGAGAGTGCAGCCAACACCCAGCAAGTCCTGATTGGCGCACAACAAGCTGAGATGCAGGCCATCTACGCCCACGATGAAAGCCTAAACGAAGGAACGTCCCAGTGGATGAAGAACCTGAGAGCCAGCGTTCGCCCTGTCATTACCTATGGCTTCTTCTTCCTGCTGTTGTTTGTGGATGTTGGCCTGTTTGCCTACGGCTGGCACAGTGGTGCTACGTTCGTAGAGTTAGCCGAGATGCTGTGGGACTCTGACACCCAAGCCCTGTTTGCTTCAATCATTGCTTTCCACTTTGGTGGTCGGGCGTTTGGTAAATGAACATCTCAGACAAGTGCCTGCACATGATCCGCCACCATGAGGGGGTCAGGCAAAACCCGTATAAATGTCCAGCCAAGTTGTGGACTGTGGGCGTTGGGCATGTCATGTTTCCAGAGCAGGGCAAGCTCAAGATAGACCAGCGGGATGCGTTTGTGCCACCGCCAGAGTCTATGCGTAAGCACAGCATGGAGGAAGTCAATGAAATACTTAAGGCCGATCTTGCTAGGTTTGAGCGAGGCGTGGCTACCTATTGTCCTGTTCCTCTTACTCAAGGACAGTTTGACGCACTTGTATCGTTTTCATTTAATGTTGGGCTAGGCACACTACAGCGTTCAACCATGCGCCAAAAGGTGATTCGTGGTGATATGGCGGGGGCCGCAGAAGAACTCTTGAAGTATTGCATGGCCGGGGGTAAAATTCTCAAAGGGCTGCAAAAGCGTCGCATCGACGAGCGTGCCGTGTTTCTATCCTAGGACTGCCGATGCCATTACAAAAAATCCTGTTTAAGCCGGGTGTCAATAAAGAGAACACCCGCTACACCACCGAGGGTGGATGGTATGAGTGCGACAAAATCCGCTTCCGTCAAGGCAACCCTGAGATTCTTGGCGGCTGGCAACGCATATCGGCTGACACGTATAACGGCACTTGCCGTTCGCTTTGGAACTGGACAACGCTGGGCAACCTCAACCTAGTGGGTGTCGGCACAAACACAAAGTTCTACATTCAAAATGGCGGCGCGTACAAAGACATTACGCCTATCCGCGTAACCACTACGCTTGGAACAGACCCCTTTACGGGCAACGGAACAACTACAGTAACTGTAGCGGCTACATCTCACGGGGCTACAACAGGTTCTTTTGTAACTTTCAGTGGCGTTACAGGCACGTATGCAGCAACACTAAACGCTGAGTTTCAGATCACGGTAGTCAACGCTAACTCCTACACAATCACAACAGCATCCGTGGTTGCGGCAGGGGCCACAGGTGGTTCCGCAGTTTCTGCGGCGTATCAACTTAACGCTGGCCCTGCATTTGCCATTCCTTTAACGGGCTGGGGCGCTGGCGCTTGGGGCGCAGGTTCATGGGGTAATGGCACTACTTCAGTTACCAACCTACAACTTTGGAGCCAGATTAACTATGGCGAAGACTTGGTCTTTGGCCCTCGTGGTGGCGGTTTGTACTACTGGGACGCAACAGCCGGTTTGACATCTCGTGGTGTACTGCTTAACTCTCTTGGCGGTACAGTATCGTTTACTAACGCATCCCCCACAGTTGTAACCTCAACCGTTTTATACACAGAAGGTGCAGCACTTAAATTCTCTGGTGGCTCCTTACCAACAGGCGTAACTGCGGGTACTACGTACTATGT